TAAACAATGTATCACAAGGTGATATATTCAATGTTGATATAAACAAACCTACTATATTCCCTTTAGGACATATTATTGTAAATACTGCATCACAAAGCGAATCAGGTAACACTAATATTTTTAATGTTTCAGTTTTATTTATGGATGTTTGTGATATATCTAAAGTAGAACCTTACGATTTGTTTTTCAATAATGATAACGAAGCAGATATATTTAACTCGCAATTTGAAAATGCAAATCGATTATTGATGTCTTTACGCAGAGGCAATCTTTACGATATGGGTTATAGATTAAATGGTAATGCAAGTTTAGAAGCATTTAGCGATAGATTTGAAAATAAAATAGTAGGATGGACTATTACATTTGCGATTGAAACTGCTAATGATATGACTATTTGCTAATGGTTAATTTAGAACATACACAAAAGACATTAGAGAAGTTTCGTGATTACGTTATACAGCAATCACGAAGCAATTTAACTAAAAGCGGACACAACGATACAAAGCAATTATACAATGAAATTAAAGGTGATGTCAAAGTAAGTGCTAATAGTTTTCAATTAGGTTTTGATATGCCAATGTATGGGCAGTTTCAAGACAAAGGAGTAAAGGGTAAATTTTCAAGTATGAAAGCTCCTAATAGTCCATTTAAATTTGGTAGCGGATTAGGTCAAAAAGGTGGATTGACTAAAAGCATTTTACAATGGGTGCAAAGAAAAGGAATACAATTTAGACAAAAAGAGGGTAAAGGAGTTAAAGGTCAGTATTTAAGTTACAAACAAACTGCTTTTTTAATTAGCAGAAGCATTTATACAACTGGGTTAAGACCGAGTTTATTTTTTACAAAACCATTTGAAGCAGGATATAAGAAATATATTGATGAAGAATTAATACAACAGTTTGCTTTGGATGTTGAAGATTTAATGAGTTATACACTAAAAGATATAAAATAAAATGAATACATTTAATTGTAGAAGTCCATTTATAGTTGAAGTAAATGGAGCAGCAGACCAAATAGCATCAAGAGTAGCTTTAAATATTTATGATGTTACAGGATCAACTACTTTAGCATCATATACATTAAAAAAAACAATGTTTAGTCCTACACAAAGGATTAATTATTACAATATTAGTCCATATTGTTATGATGTATTATTTGGAAATTATCAAGGCGATAATTGCATAAAAGTTGAAGTATTAAAATTTTATACAGATTCATCTAATGTAGAACATTCTATTTCAGATAATTATTATTATGTAACTTTAGGATTTTCAATATATGCAGGTGAACCAAATGGTGGAACTGAATATTTACATAATCATATTTTATACAGACCAAATCAAAACTATTATACAAATGTAATTAAAACTGAAAAGATTAATTATTTTAGAAATGATTATGCTGCATATGGTGTTCCACAAATAGAATTTTTATTAGAAACAATTACATATAAATATAGATTAAGATATTATACTTATTCTTTAGGTGAATTAATTGAGCAGTTTGAAAATTTACCTGTAACAGGTGGAGTTAATTTTTATGGTAAACCTATGAATAATGGATATTCTGCTTTTAATGATGGTAATTCTTTTGAAATTCAAATTTCACCAATAGCAGGAACAACAAGTTGGACTGCAATATTTAAAGCAGAATTAACTCCTATTTGTGAAACTAAATATAAACCTTTAAAATTACAATATTTAAATCGATATGGTGGTATGCAAGATTTTTATTTCTTTAAAAATAATAATCAAAGTATAGAAGTTAAATCATCAAATTATAATACAAATACTTTTAATGATTATCCGTTTATAAATACATTAATAGGACAAACAAGAGTTTATAATAAAAATGGTAAGCATACAATTAAAGGTAATACAGGTTGGATAAGTGAAGATTATAATGAATTTATAGAAGATATAATGTTGTCTGAATGGCTTTTATTATATTATGAAGATAAAGGCACAATTTGGACTGCTGCAGTTACTTTAAAAGATTCAAGTATGCAATTTAAAACGCATTTAAACGAGAAAGTAATTAATTATGAGTTGACATTCGAAGTTGCAAATTCAATCATTAATAACGTAGTATAATGACATCAGTTGAAATTTACATAAAGATAGGTACAGAATTTAAAAGGATTGATTTATTCAAAGAAGAAAAGATATCTTTAAGTTCTTCTATTCAGAATATAAATGATTTGTCAAAAGTATTTACTGACTTTACGCAATCGTTTAATATTCCTGCTTCAAAGAATAATAATCAAATATTTAGTTATTGGAATGAAAGTGCAGTTGAAGATGGTTTTGACCAACGTATAAGATACGATGCTATTATTGAATTAAATACAATTCCATTTAAAAAAGGTCAGATACAAATTGAAAAAGCAAATGAAAAGAATAATCAAATTGAAAGTTACTCAATTACTTTTTACGGAAAGGTAAAACAGATTAAAGATTTATTTAAAGAAGATAAATTATCAGTTTTAGATTATAGTTCATTAAACCATCCATATACTTTTAGTCAAATTAGAGGCAGAATTGATGGAACAACTGACGATGGAAATGTTTATTATCCTTTAATTGGCAATCAACATTATTACGAATATAACAATGGTGGAACTTATGATGTTACAACAGGTGCTTCACCAAATAATGCAGTAGTTTATACTGACTTATTTCCTGCTATTCCTGTACATAAAGTTTTTGATTTTATTCAAAATAAATATGATATTACTTTTACAAGTACTTTATTTAGTACATCATATTGGAGTGAATTGTTTTTATATTGTAAGAATGTTGAACAAGCAAAAATATATTCACCTGCAGTAAGAGTTCCTTTTACAACTAATACAGGTTATAATTTTGCATCAAATGTAGATAGTGTAAATAATACTCTTAATTTTCCAACTACTCAATCTGCTTGGGTTTTATATTTATATTTAAAAATAAATGTATCTGATACATCAATACCTTATAAACTTATTGTAAAAAATTTAAATGGACAAGTTATAAATGTTTATGATAATTTAATTGGTAACTATACAAGTGGAGTTGGTGGACTTGGAATACAAATACAAACTTTTAATGGAACTTATGGAGTTGGATTTAATGGATATTTTGAATTTCAATCTGTAGCACCTATTACTTTTACAACTGATTTAACAATTAATAGAAGCAATTTAGCTATTAATCAAGTTCAATTTGGACATTATACTGGTTCAGTAAGCACAACTTTAGATATTAATGTAGGTGTAAATGCTCCTGATATTAAAGTAATTGATTTCTTTAATGGAATTATTAAAATGTTCAATCTTACAATAGTTGCAACTTCTGAAACATCATTTAATTTAGAACCTTTGGAGTTTTTCTATTCTTATGGTAAATACATTGATATTAATACTTATGTTATTAATGATAGTGTAGATATTGAACGAACTAAACTATTTAAAAAATTAATGTTTAGCCACGAAAAATCTGAAAACGTACTAAACAACTACTTTAGAAATACTTTTAATCGTGGTTACGATTATGGCGATTTATTGTATGAGAATAATGATTCAAATGAAAGTTCTACTTATGAAATAAAATCACCATTTGAAGATGTTATGTGGGAAAGAAAAACAGATAGTAATTTTCAAACTGCATCATTAATTGATAAAGATTTAAAACCATATAAGCCAAAACCAATATTAATGTATAAAAATGGTTTACAAAATGTTTCACCTACAATTAAATTATACAATGGTGCTGGAGGTTATGCAAGTACTTCATACTATCAACGATTTTCAAATGAATTATTTTTAAATAATGATATAGCAAGTATAAACTTTGGTGAGGAGCAATCAAGTTGGAATTTATCTGCTTTGTCAAGTGATTCACTTTTTGCTTTGTGGTATCGTAACTATATTTCGGCACTATATGATAAAAAGTGCCGAATAGTAAAACTGAAAGCTATCATTCCAATACCAATGCTAACTGATATTAAATTAAACGATAAGATAATTTATAAAGATAAAAAATATATCATCAATCAATTTACAACTGATTTAACAACAGGCGAGGTTGATTTTGAATTAATATCTGACTTCAGACAAATAGCAAGTAATGGAACTGATAAGTTTGCTTTGAAATCATTATTTAATATCGATAATACTGCTCAAGATTTAGAAGTTACAATATTAAAATTAAATGCAGAAAAGTTTGATGTAGCTTATGATCCTACTTCATATTTAAATCGTGATAATTATGCAGATGGAACTTTTATAGTACCTATAGATGCAAACACTACAGGAGATATTGTTTACAAACAAATTGAAATTACATATCATAATCCTGTATTAACTCAATACATAAACATCATTCAAAATGCTTAAAAATATATTACAACTTCTGCAACTGCACGAACATTATGGAGTTTCTGAAAATATAGAAATTGCAAAAGGTAAGAATGAATTACCAACGACATTTAAAAAAGGTAAAAAACAAATAATAAGAGCAATCAAATGGCAATCGAGAAAGAAATAAATTTAAATGTAAATAGTAATATCGAGGGTTCGATAGGTCAACTTAAAGCACTTAAAAAAGAATTAAAAGGTGTTGATGTAGGTACTGAAGAATTTAAAAAACTTTACAATCAAATTGATGATTTAGAAGATAAAATAAAATCTGCTAAAAATAAGTCAAGTGATTGGATTGATAGTTTGGAACAAGCAGGTGGACCAATAGGATTATTAGGAGCTTCTATTAATAAAGCAAAAGTTGCAACTCAATCATTTGGCGGTGCATTAAAAGCTACTGGAATAGGTTTAGTAGTTTCACTTGTTGCTGGATTAGCTGCAGCATTTAATGATAATGAAAAAGCACAAAAGAAACTACAACCATTATTAGAGGGAATTAGAAAAATATTTGCAGGAATTTTTACAGTTGTTGAACCTTTATTTAACACATTAGTTGATTTAGCAGTTTCTGCTTTACCTACAGTTAGTAAAGCATTTAGTGTAGTATATTCATCTGTAACTGCAGTATTTGAATCATTAGGTGCTTTAGGAAGTGCTATTAAGAAACTATTAAGCGGTGATTTTAGTGGTGCGTGGAAAGATGCTAAAAGTTCGGTAACTGATTTTGGTAAACATTATGATGAAGCAAATAAACGTTTTGAAGATGGATCAAAACAATTAACCAAAACTCAAAGTGATGAATTATCTAAACGTAAAGAAGATGAAAGAAAACATCAACAAGAATTAGCCAATAATCAAAGAGCTGCAAATGATAAAGCAAAAGAAGAAAGAAAAAGAGTTGCAGAAGAAAAAAAGAAAGAAGAAGAAGAACATAGAAAAGCAATTAAAGATTTAATTCAAGGTTATGATGATAGAGCAGCAGATGCTTTAGCTAAAGATGCACAAGATAAATTAGATTTAGAAATGGAAAGGCAATTAAAAGCTAATTTATTACTTGCTAAAAATGAAGAAGAAAAAGTATTAATAACTCAAAAATGGAATGAAGAATATGATAGAAAACAAGCAGAAGTTACTGAAGGAAGAAATAAAGATAAAAAAGATAGAAAAGATAAAGAATTTGCAGAATTAGAAGCAGAATTTGATGCTCAAGTAAAAGCAAGTAAAGAAGCAGCAGATAAACAAATAGAAATAGAAAAATTAGTAGCTCAAGCAAAAAAAGAAATTCAAGATGCTACTTTTAATACTATTGAAGGCGGATTAACTTTATTAAAAGGTTTATTTGAAAAAAATAAAGGAGTACAAAAAGCTGCAATGATTGCAGAAAGTGCTTTGGGTATTGCTAAAATTATTGTTAATACACAAACAGCTAATGCTGTTGCTGCTGCTTCACCATTAAATGCAGTTGATCCAACTTATTCAATCAGGATGCGACTTATGAATACTATCGGTGCAGCTGTTGGTATTGCTTCAAATATTGCTGCAACTGCTAAAGGATTAAGTGCTTTAGGTGGTGGTGGTGGTGGTGGTGGTGGTGGTGCTGATGTTGGTGGTGCTTCTGCACCATCTGCTCCAAGTTTTAATGTTGTAGGTAATGGTGGTGCAAATCAAATCGCAGGAGTAATGGCAAACAAAGAAATGCCACCTATCAAAACTTATGTAGTTGCAAACGATGTTACAACACAACAAGGACTTAATATGAATATTAAAAACAATGCCACAATAGGTTAATTTTCAATAAGTTAAAACTAATTTAGAAACAAAATAAATAATAAACGTTATATAAATATGAAAATATTTGAATTAATATTAGATAAAAATACAGATGGAGTTGATGCAATAAGCGTAGTTGATAGACCTGCTATTGAAGAAAACTTTATCGCTTTAAAAGAGCAATACGAAGTTAAACTTGCAGAAGTTGATACTGATAAAAGAATTTTAATGGGTGCAGCATTAGTTCCTAACAAAATGATTTATCGCAAAAATGGTGAAGAAGAATATAATGTTTTCTTTTCAACTGATACAATTAAAAAAGCAAGTGAATTGTTTTTAATAAATGGAAACCAAAACAATGCTACGTTAATGCACGACAAATCGGTAAAAGATATGTCAGTAGTTGAAAGTTGGATCATTGATAATCCTGAAATGGATAAGTCAAAAGAATATGGTTTTAGTTTACCTAAAGGTACTTGGATGATTTCTATGAAATGTAACAATCAAGACATTTGGGATAAAGTTAAAGCAGGTGAAATAAAAGGGTTTTCAATAGAGGGATATTTTGCTGACAAAGCACAATTTGCATCAAATAAAGAAATAATTGAACAACTAAAAGAATTATTAAATGGCAAATAAAGTAACATCACCTGTAGGTGGTAAAAGAGGATGTCTTTGTAAAGATAATACTTATAAAAAAGAATGCTGCACTGGTGAATTGCAAAATCAAGGTGTAGGTGCTTTAGTAGAACAATCTACAATAACTATTGTTAATACTAATACTGAAAGAGTAATTACTAAAATTAATTAAATATGTACAAAAATGTTTTAAACAATGTTAAGCAATTACTTTCTATGGAAGTAAAACTTGCTCAACAAACTTTAATGGATGGAGTTACCACCATTGAAGCAGAGGAATTTACTCCTGATTATTCAGTAGGAATTGTTACTCCTGATGGTGTTGTACCTATGCCAGTTGGTGAATATACTTTGGCTAATGGTGATGCTTTGGTTGTAGAAGTTGAAGGTATAATTAAATCTATTGCTCCACAAGCAGTAGAGGAAGCAATGCCTGAAGCAGCACATCCTGCAGCAGAAGCAACAGAACCTGTAATGGCAGAAGCTACTGCTAAAAAAGTAGTTGAAACTGTATCTAAAGAAACTTTCTTTGCTATGGTTGAAAAAACTACTGAATTACAAGCAGAAATTGAAAGATTAAAAGTTGAATTAGCAAGTAATATTCCTGCTGCAACTCCAATCAATCACAATCCTGAAAATGAAGTTACAAAAGAATCTTTTCAATTTGCTTCAAAAAGAGAACGTACTACTGAAGATGTTGTATTCTCAAAATTATTTAAAAACTAAAAATTAATATTAAAAACTAAAAATTAAAAAATGGCTACTACTACAAGTTTAACTACTACTTATGCTGGAGAGTTTGCAAAGAAATACGTTGCTGCTGCTCTATTATCTTCACCTACTATTGAAAATGGTGGAGTTGAAATTTTACCAAATGTAAAATACAAACAAGTTCTTCAAAAAGTTGCAACTGATGGAATTTTGAAAGATGCAACTTGTGATTTTACTGCTACTTCTACACTTACATTAACTGAAAGAGTATTGCAAGTAAAAGATTTACAAGTTAATTTACAACTTTGCAAGTCCACGTTTCATAGCACATGGCAAGGAATTGAGCAAGGTTATTCATCTTTTGATACTTTGCCACCATCTTTTCAAGAATACTTAATTGGATATGTTGCTTCTAAAGTTGCTGCTCAAAATGAGGTTGCAATTTGGACTGGTGCTACAGGTACTTCAGGTCAATTTGATGGTTTTGTAACTAAAATTGCTGCTGATGCAGGATTGCCTACTGCTCAAGAAGTTGCAGGAACAACTGTTACTTCTTCTAATGTAGTTGCACAATTAGGTTCACTTGTTGATGCTATTCCTGCTACACTTTACGGAAAAGATGATTTGTATATTTATGTTTCTCAAAACATTGCTAAAGCATATGTAAGAGCATTAGGTGGATTTGGTGCTTCAGGTTTAGGTGCTAATGGTACAAATGCTATGGGTACTCAATGGTATAATAACGGAAGTTTATCTTTTGATGGTATCAAAATATTTGTTGCACAAGGTTTAGCTGCTAATACTGCAGTTGCTACTTTGAAATCAAATTTATTCTTTGGTTGTTCTTTAAACTCTGATTTACAAGAAGTAAGAGTAATTGATATGTCAGAAACTGACGGAAGTAACAATGTAAGAATTGTTATGCGTATGGCTGCAGGTGTTCAATATGCTGCAATCGAAGATATCGCTACTTACGGAATTACTAACTCTGCTAACTAATAGCAAAATAGTTTAAAAAAAGGTGGTGCAATAAACACCACCTTTTTTATTATTAATCATTAAAAAAAAAATACTATGGCTTGTGATATTTCATTAGGTAGAATTGAACCTTGCAAAGATTCAGTTGGTGGATTAAAAAATGTTTATTTTGTAAACTTCGGTAAAATTACAGGAGTTACTTATAACGCAACAAATACAGATGTTATTGATTCAGTTTCAGGTTCTTCTTTAAGTGCCTATAAATATGAATTGAAAGGTACAAATAGTTTTGACCAAACTATAACATCTAACAGAGAAAACGGAACTACTTTTTTTGAGCAAAATTTAAAATTAACTTTGAAAAAATTAACTGCAGTAGACCACAAACAAATTAAATTATTATCTTATGGTAGACCAAACGTAATTGTTGAGGATCATAACGGAAATTTATTTTTATGTGGTTTAGAGTACGGAATGGAAGTTACAGGTGGAACTATTGTAACTGGTGCTACTATGGGTGATATGTCAGGTTATACACTTGACTTGAAAGCTATGGAAAGAGTACCTGCTAATTTCATTGGAACATCATTAGCTACTGCAGGATTTACAGTTGTATCAGGTTCATAATTGTTGTTTTCATAATTGTTTTAAAACCTTACTTTAATCGGTAAGGTTTTTTTTTAGAAACAAAATACTAACTTTTACGTTATATAAGTATGATAATTTTAAAAGATTACACATACAGTCAAAATTTTAGATTTATGCCAAGAAGTAAAGATATTGCTTCAATGGTATTTATTGATGAATTAACAAATACTTCAACAACAATAAACAATCCTACTTTAGTAAGTGAACGTTATTATATGCAGTTAGAAATCAATAGTACATTTAGTTTTCTAATTGATGGGCATACTTATAGATTTAATTGTTTTGATGTTAATGGAGTACCTTTGTACCGAGATAAGATAATGTGTACAAATCAAGAAATAAAAGATTATACTATTAATAATGGTGATTATGTGGCAAACCATACAACAAATGATTTTGTAATTTATGAGTAATATACACTTTATACAATTAGCAGATTACCAAGCACCTAAAATCACTGAAAATAAACGTGATGAATGGGTTGATTTTGGTGATAATAATGATTACTATCAGTTTTTAATTGACAGATACAATGGAAGTACTACAAATAATGCAGTAATAAATAATATTACTAAACTTATTTACGGAAAAGGATTGACTGCTAATGATGCAAATCGTAAACCGAATGAGTTTGCACAAATGAAAATGTTATTTTCTAAAGATACAATTAGAAAAATAACGAAGGATTTAAAATTATTAGGTGAGTTTAATCTTCAATTAATCTACAATGAAAAAAAGGATAGGATTGTAAGAGTTGAACATTTGCCTACTAATTTAGTTAGAAGTGAAAAATGTAACAAAGATGGAGTAGTTGAAGCGATTTACTATTCAGATAATTGGGAAGATATTAAGAAATTCCCACCCAAAAGAATTTCTTTATTTGGCTACGGAAGTAAGACCGAAAAACTCGAAATTTTGCGGGTGGGCAATTATACAATAGGACAAAAGTATTATTCTAATGTTGATTATATTGGTGGAGTAAGTTACGCAGCTTTAGAAGAAGAAATATCTAACTATTTAATTAATGAAGTTCAAAACGGATTTTCAGGAACAAAAATAGTTAATTTTAATAATGGAGTTCCAACAGAGGAACAACAATCTATTATTCAATCTAAAGTTAAATCTACTTTAACAGGCAGCAAAGGTAAAAAGGTAATTGTAGCTTTTAATAGTGATGAAACTAAAAAAACTACTGTAGATGATATTCCTTTAAATGATGCACCTGAACATTACAAATATTTATCTGATGAATGTTTGTCTAAAATAATGTTGTCTCACAATGTTACAAGTCCTTTACTTTTTGGAATTGCAACATCAACAGGATTTAGTGCTAATGCAGATGAGTTAAAAAATAGTTATATTCTTTTTGAAAATATGGTTATTAGACCATTTCAAGAGTTAATTTGTGATGGGTTAGACAAAGTATTAGCTTTTAATGAAATTAGCTTGGATTTAGCGTTTAAACAACTTCAACCGCTTGATATAGATGGTGAATTAACTAAAGCATTAGATACACCTACACAAATGAGTTCACAAGAAATTGATTTATCTTCTTTCGGTGAAGAAATTGATTTAAAAGAATGGGAGTTAGTTGATAGTCGTAAAGTTGATTATGATGAAGAAGAACGTTTAGATGCTGAATTATTTATATTAAACAATCCTAAAAAATCATTATTAAGTAAAGTATATGAGTTTGTAAGTACTGGAACTGCAAGACCAAACGCAAGTAGTGAACAAGATGGCGAATTATTTAAAAGTCGTTATAGATATACAGGTAATTTAAGCAGTAATTCACGTGATTTCTGTAATAAAATGATATCTTCAAATAAAGCATATCGCAAAGAAGATATTATTGCTATGGGAAGTCAAGCAGTTAATGAGGGTTGGGGACCAAAAGGAGCTGATACTTATTCAATATGGTTATATAAAGGTGGTGGTGATTGTCATCATTTTTGGACTCGTGAAACATACAGAAAAAAAGTTGATGTAAATTCACCTTTAGCACAAGAAATTACTCCTGCAAAAGCAAGAAAAGAGGGCGAGATATTACCAACAAATGATATGTTAGTTTATACTGCTCCAAAAGATATGCCTTACAATGGTTTTTTACCAACTAATAAAAGATTTCAATAATGGCAAAAGCATTATTCATAAATAGAGATGATTTAGTAAAATTTACTAATTTAAACGGAAATATCGATACAGATAAATTCTTACAATATATTGCTATTGCTCAAGATATACACATTCAAACTTATTTAGGTACAAAATTATTTAAAAAGTTTAACGATGGAATAGTAGCTAATACTTTAACTCAAACGTATAAAGACCTTTTAAGCGATTATATTAAACCAATGCTAATACATTGGGCGATGGTTGAGTTTTTGCCTTTTAGTGCATATACGATAGCTAATAAAGGAGTTTTCAAACATACTTCTGAAAGTGCTACTGCAGTAGACAAAGCAGAAATTGATTATTTAGTTGAAAAGGAAAGAAGCGTTGCAAATCATTACACTACAAGATTTATTGATTATATGAGTTACAATCAATCTAAATTCCCTGAATATAATTTGAATAGTAATGGAGATATGTTTCCGGATCACGATGCAAGTTTTACAGGATGGATATTGTAATTAGAAAAATGAATCTTATTTCTCAAAAGCAGAATGAGGTTAAATTAGAAAAGTTTTTAAAAAAATTAGAAAAAAATGAGTTTAAATTTACAAAACATAAAAGGTGATACGTTTGAAGCGGTAAACTTTGAAGTTAAAATAAATAATACTGCAGTAAACTTAACTGGTGCTATTGTTAAAATGCAATTACGCAAAGAATGTGGCGGTGTAATTGGTTTAAGTTTGACTTCTGTAGCTTCTGCAGGATTAACTATTACAGATGCGGTAAATGGTAAATTTAAAATTAATAAACAAATAATTGACATACCTGCTTATAATTACTATTACGATATTGAAATACATTTTGCAGATAATACTGTAAAAACTTGGGTAAAAGGAATGTTTAATATATTTTGTGATATTACAAGATAATGGCAGATAACGTAACAATAAATGTTCAACAGGACAATGATATTGTCAATATAGTATCTTCACAAGTTACTGAAGTTGTTGATGTAAATGTTTATGAAACTACTGAAGAAGTTACTTTAAACATTACTGAAGAAATTGTACAAGTTAATATTAATAAAGTTACTAATTCAGGAACAACACAAAACTTACAAGATGTTACTGATGTAGGAAATCGTACTACTAATGATATATTTGTAGAAGATGCAAATTATTATAGTGTAGTTCAACCATCTGATATAGGTACAGAAAATAAAACTACAGGTGCTTATACTTTTATTGGTGCAAATGGTGAAGTTGGTATTTTTAATGGTACTGCAGAAGCAAATTTTAAAAATACAAATTTAACAAATAATTTAGTTTTAGAAGTTCCAAACAAATCAGGAACAAAAA